TCATTGACTATTAGCAATTGTCACTGTAAATAATATCCTTGTAGCAAGCAATTTTTCTCCTAGACTTGAAATAAAGCGCATTTCTCTATAATTTGACTTAGGCATCATTTCACACCTCAATATAGCGCCTAAACCCTTGATATTACTGACTTTTTGAAAAATCTCATTTGATTAGAAATCATTAAAAGTTCTTAAAAATTCTCAAAAAGTCCACAAAAAAAGCCCCACAAAAGGGCAATAAATGACGAGTTCAGCAGGCAAGAAACTAGCACGGTCAAACGTGCTTTTTTTATTGCTGGTAATATTATAGCATATCCTCTCAAACTTACATATAACCAGAATCCTGCAAAAGAAAAAGATAAAAGCATAGAGGATAGAGCGAAAACCGTTCTTACTTTTATTTTGTCAAATAGCAATATGAGAAGCAAGGATAAAAAGCCCTCAGAAATAAATCTAAGGACTTAAATAACGACGTGTTGGTTTGCTCACTTAATTAGTCTACTTAATACTATTCAATTATAGTTTACTTTGAAATGTTCTTAATACTTTCTGTAAATTTTTGAATCGCATTCAGTTCTGCAGGTCTTAAATGAGGCTACGCTTTAGTCCTCCCCCCATTTCGTTTAATATGTCCAAATTCAAGTGAATGAGTAAGAGAGCCGTATTTAAAACTATATACGACCCAAACTCCATTTCTCACCCTTTTCTTACGCCATCCTTTTGAATATTTACCTGCTCTTTTAGGGCTAGTTTCCCTTAATTCTTTAACTGTTTCTTTAGCGACTTGCTCCGCAATTTTATCAACTTCTTCATTAACCTCTTCGCACTATTCTGCTAAAATATTTGCTAATTGTGCTGCTAAATCCATTTTCTAAAAACTCCTTCTATTTTTTTAAAATATCAACTTTTTACCCCCTTTTTGTCTGGAGGTCTCCGACTTGGAAAAAGTTCCCTTCACCGGTACCCTACTGGCCAGAAAGATTTTTTAAAAGGTGGGGGGAGTCAATATCCTTTCAACTCAACAAATCTTTTAGCGATTACCTTTCTACGGCTATTTATATAACGAGTAGTTTTATTTAGTTTCTCTGCCACGTCTTCCCAAGTCGCACCAGCTTCTAAATATCTCATTTTAAAAATGACTAGATCACTTTCAATTAAGTTTTCCATCAAGGTATCTACAACTAGTTTAAAGCCTTCTAAATATCTTAGCGTTTGGTCTTCTTCAATTCTAATGATGGTTGCTTCAGTAGGACTATATACTGTCTTGCCTTTCCCACCAGTACAATCTTCAGCGCTATGTTTCTTATTATGTATTAGTTCCTGTCTTCTCAAATAAATTTTATTAGCAAGCGTTCTATATCGTCCTAACTCAATATCTATCCCGTCCAGGTCTCTGTTACTCAACTCGTACATAGGCAAGTACCTCCACTTAAATTTAAAAATTTTTTTATCTTGCAATTTGTCAAATTGTAAATTCTGTCAAACTGACAAAAAGCGCTAAAAGCCTTCCAACACTCCACTTACCAGGTATCATTGTTTTAAGTTTGACAACTCTTCAGTATGACAAGTTCAAGGGAAATTTCTTTAATTTATCCCCTCAGTTTCTCATATCTTACATTCTGTGAAACTCACTCCATTCTGTAAACCCCTGATATACCTTGCTTTCAAGCTATTACTTCTTTTCAGTTTATGCTTTCTTCATTTTGTGAAACTAATTTACTGAAATTAGAAACAAGGCCATTTTTGATATAGCTACCAATTTCTTGATATTCAAATCAGCCTTGTTTCTAATGAATTACTCTTTACCTAAATACTCTTTAATCTCGCGATATTCCTTACAAAAATTCATATGCCCACTGACATCAGGATTTAAGAACGGAAGGATACTTGTTGGATTTAATTCTGTCCGATATACTGCAAGAGAATGCTCCTGAGTTATTTCTCCAACTACTCCTTTATGTATTTCTTCTACATCTTTCTTTAGTGCTTGAATTTCATCGTAGGCATTTAAAATTATCCTAAGTTTCTTCTGGTAACGTTTATAGATTTTCTTTTCTTCAGCTCTTCGCTTAGTCTCTTTAAAGATATATTCAAATATCGCTGCCTTTGCCTCCCAAAAATAAGTATCAAACTCTTTCTCTAAAAGATCAATTGATTTACTCATGTTAGTAATTTGTTCTAAAGAAGTAGCATTATCCTCAAAGAAAGAGTCAATACTATCAAAAGAAATATTCTTCTCTCTAACAATTATTTTTCTGTTTTCTTCCAACTTTGTTCTGGCTTTTGCAATCTTATCTTTTTTATCATCAAGATTTTCTAATGTTGATAATACTTCTCTAATATCCATCCCCTATCTCCTAATTCCATTTTATAAAGAAAGCACAATCAGTCTCAATTTTCTTCACAACGAAACGAGTATAAAGCATTAAACTCATTCCATAAATGACGGATTCATCTACCCACCGTAAACTATTTTTATCTCTTTCAAATAAAGTAGCGAAATTGTACAAATCCCCAACAAAAGCAACTTTATCGCCTTTTACTCCTAGTATTTCATCAGACACAATAATAATATCATCAACGTATAAGTTTTCTGAATATCGTTCTTTCTTGTTAATTTTTAAAATATAATTTCCATCGCTAGATTTCTCTTTATCTAAAAACTTAAATAGTGACTGACTTAATACAAGAGTGTTATGACGTTCGGGAGTTAAATCGTTTATTATATCTTTCAATTCGTCAAAATTAGAAACATTTTTTTCGGGTGCTTCTTTTAGAATTTTTCCAATTTCAATATTACGTGTTTTACGACAAAGACGGGTAATTTTGTTACTTAAGAAGTCTAATATATTATATTCTCCATCATCAACTTGTTCAGACGATAAGGGGATACGGCCCGAAAATGTCTTATGTTCGAACTTGGTTTTAATCTTTTTTTTTCTAAGTTCTACATTTTCACTTTCTCTAAACTCTTCTGATTCAAGTTCTGATAGATGTTCATCACTAAAACCGACAGTTTCATATGTTCCACCAGTACCCGCATGCTCTATTACATTAACGAAATCCACTAACTCTTTCCCTTCTTCAGGAACGTCATAGATACTTATTATATCTTTTGATAATATTAAACCTGTTTTTGATTTTTTATCACCAATACCTATTCCTCTACTTCTTACATATTTTTCTACCAAACTAAATTTTTTAGCCATTTTATGCTCCTTCATCTTTTAATATCTGATTTTTGTTTATAATTTTTTCTAAAATTCTTTGCTCTTAGCTTTTCTTTTATGACTCTCCGAGCCTTTAGAATCATTTTTTCTAGATTTTGGTTTGTCTTGTTTGTTAGCATATTTCTCTAGTATTTCTTGTTTCCGTTGTTCTAAGCTATCACCTTCTTTTTTACACTGAGAAAAGATTTTCTGTCTTTTATCTGGATCCATAGAAAACTTATTGGCTACTACATACCCTAAAGAAGTATCTCCTGCCATAATACTCACCCCCTTTCTATTCAAACAAAAAGGGACATACCACTAGCACTAAATGCTTACGGTATGTCCCTGAGTTGTTCTCAATAGACTTATTTTTTAGTTTCTTTTTTGACTAGATGAGTAAATTTCCCATCTGAGTAGACCAAAGTTATTTCTCCAAATCTTGGAATTTTTTCTATCTCTATTATACCACATTTTTCGTAGACAATAAAGCCTTTTTCTGTTGAAAATTTCATTTCATCCATATCTATTAACCTTTCTCTCCTCTCACTGTGTTAATCGTATATCGCTTATCTTTGATTGTAAAAGCCTTGAAAGTGTTCCCTTCTAAACCTTTCAAAATTCTACTTGAGTTTCTAGCATTGTATACCGTCCGCAGTTCGCTACTATCTAGGTTCGTGTTGAAAATCGTAGTTTCTCGATTGTTGATAATATCAAACAAGAAATCCTGTTCCCAGTCACTCTTAGGAGTTACCGTCCCATTTTTTGCCCCTAGGTCATCGATGATTAGAAAATCTACATCAACTAGCTTTTTAACTGCCTCATACTCTGTTAAGTTTGCATTTCTTCCATAAGCCCAACCTTCTTTTATCTGCTTGATAATCTCGGTTAAGCTGACAAATAAGACACTCTTAGGATCGTTCTTCTCTCTGAAACTCTCATTGATTTCTTTGGCCAGGGCAAGCGATAAATGACTTTTTCCTATTCCTGTGCTACCGCTGATTAAAGTGTTTCCCGTCATACCTGCAAGGTATTTCTGAGCTTGCCCCTTTACAAACTCTAACATCTGACCTTCCTCTGTCGTCTTCACAAAGAAATTATCAAACGTTGCCCCCTTCAACTCGTTAGGAATCGTACTATCACGCATTAAGACATCATAAGTTTTAAAGTAAGCTTGCCTGTCCTCGAACTGCTGCAATAGGTCTTGCTCTTGTTGTTTAATCTCCCCCTTCACACACTCCGGGCAAAATGGTTGTATTTTCCTTTCTGAACTCCCTACTACAGGTATAGAAATTTCCCAGTAATTTACCTGATGAATATTACAAAATTTATCTGATATTTTTCTGTTATTAAATTCTTTAAATTGTTCCTTCATCCTTGCAACTCCTAAAATGGTAGGTCTGGGAAGTTATCTTCAGACTCCCCTTTTATGGTTTTAGGCTTTTGATTCAAATAACCGTCAAACTTAGATCCAAAAAGTGTTTCAGGTCTCAGATATTTAGAAAATTCAGGACTATCCTTCCATTCTGCCGTTTTAATATCTATCACCTGTTTAAAATCTTCAAGTGTATAGCCTTCTTTGAATCGTGCTAGTAAAAGCCTTTTTGTCTTATCAACAAACTTATACCGCTTGTTGGCTACTTGATTCAGATAAGCAATAGGAACCCAAAGTTCTTTATGTTTTGTTCTCTCTAAATCTTTTATAGCTGTTTCTTCAAGCCAAGTAGGAAAAGTTAAGTCGGGATTTCCCGACAATATATTATCTAAATATAAATTATTACTCTTACTATTAACTCTATTCTCTATCTCTATCTCTGTTGGACATGAGTTGGAAATAGTCTTTTTATTTTGGACATTCTCCAATTTTGGTAAATCTTGACTATTTTTTCTTTGTTCTCGCTTGTATTTTGCCCAGTTTGTTTCACTCTCAACCATGGCTTTTGCTTGTGATAATGTAGCATGGCCATCATCGTCTATCTGAATCAGTCCACATTTTGTAAAATATGCTACTGTCATATTTATATCATCTTCAGAAACATCCAGTTTTAAAGCTAATTCCTGTACCAAACTATCAAAATAGCCTTCATAGTATAAAATACAGTCATCTTCTAAACTTTCCAACATAAGACGGATATAAATCACTGTCATAGTGTAGCCGCCAGGCATATTTTTAAGTCGTTTAATAAAAAGATTATCAAAAAACTTCTTATCAACTTTTAACCAAAAATATATTTTAGTCTTTGCCATCACACACCCCCAGAAACTTCCAGATGTCAGTCACTAAATAGTAAATCATTCTTGAACCATCATCAGGCGGTTGATAGCGTCTTAAACCCTGACTTTCCCACTTATTCAGCGTGTTGTCACTAATTTTTAACTCTTCTTTGAGTTCAACTCTATTTATAAGCTTGGTCAATCTTGGCGGTACTTTCTCATGCGCTTCAAGGTATTTTTCCACTACCTCCAGAATGCCATGCGTCAAATCATGCTCACTTTCTCGGCTTAAGCTAAACATATCCGCCCACCTCCTTCAAGGTTTCTTTGTAGCTTTCTAGGTCGCTATTCATCAACACCGCTAGGCGCTTGCTCTCCTCCTGTACTTGGTTGTAAAAAGCCTTAGCGCCATCTAGTAACTCGCCTTTATTCGCCGGAATAAAGTACCCACTAAAAATGCCGCATCTAACCCCTACAATAGGGATGTTGTGCTTAACTACTAGACGCTTGATAATGTCACGTACAGTTCTTTCTGTTAGCTTGGTTGGCAGGCTAATTTCTGACCCTGTTATGGAGTTCTCAGCCCCTACCTTGATTAGTCTTAAAACTCGCTTGTCATTCTCTGATAGACTCATCCAACCCCTCCTCTCCTTTACTTTTATTCAAAAAGGTTATTTATCCGCTCGCTACCCCTTGCAAAATAGCTTTTTGATTTTCTATGATTGTATTAAGGTTTTTTAAAATAACAGCCCTAGTCTCTAAATCCAACGCTTGTTTTGCCAGCAAACCCATAGTTACAGCTAACTTTGTTGCATTGTCCGTACACATAGCTAGAAAAATCTCTTTAGTAAAATAGGTTTCATCTGGTATTTTTTCAAAATCAAGGTATATCTTCACTGTGTAACTCATTCCATCCCTCCGGAAACTCTTACCCCTGCAAGCTGGATATATCGCCCATAATCAGGGTTTAAATCCTCGCTAGGTGTTTCTATCGTCTGTTGGTTTTCTCGCTCAATTTGGGCGCTTTTTTTGCGGTCTCGGTGGTTTAAATAAAGCAATATGCCAATCAATATCACGGTAACAAAAATCGCCTGTGTATTGCTTAAATCTAGTTCATTCATGCTATGCCCTCGCTTTGTAATTCTTGATATAATTTACTTGATAGCTTCGCTCCATCTTCAGAAAATCATACGCCTCTTCGGTGCTTACTTTATCATCTAAAAAGTCAATGATGAACTGAAAGAGGTTCGGATTTCTATCCTTGATTTTAGTCATTAGCTTATCAAATTCTGATCGTGTCATGTTATCTAGGTCTAGAGTCATATTTTTCTCCATTAGCCTTTCCTTGTCCTTTTTCTTGCCTGTTTTCTATATGGTATGCTTCACCACTCCAAACGCTGGGCATTTGCCCCAAGTTGGCGGACGCTTATAGTGATGTTTCGTGGGTAATCACCCACATTTTTTCTAAACAAGTGCTTAGAATCGTCGTGTCAGCACTCGATTTCAAAACCTTTTCTAATTGCTTGCCTGCTCTTCGGTTTTTCTTTATGTATTTGATAAAATAGCTGTTTTCTGATATAATCGGAGCATAGAAAAAATTTCTATATCCTTAATCTTGTCGCTTGCTCTCCTCGGTCAAAATTTGAGCAAGTGATTTTTTTATTTTCTTTTTGCATGATTACTACCTGACTTTGGTTTATAAAGCAAATCTTTACTTTCGATAAGATCCAGAATCCAGCTGAATCCCTGCTCCACTATTTCAAGAAATGCGCCTAGGTCTTCATTGTCCAAGTTCTCGTAGTTCATACAAAGATATTCGGCTAGTTGTCTGTCTTTCTCAACTAGCTTTTTAAAATCCTTGGGATACTTGGGAATTTCTAAACCCTTGGCATTTGTAACTGTCTTAAATTCATTTTCCATTTTCTATATTCCTATGCTTTAAAAATTAATTCCTTAATTTCTGAATATTCCCTATTCAAGTTAATCATAGCTATTGCCATATCTTCCAAACGTTGGTAGTTTGTCAGTTCCGCACTTGTTAAACTGTCAATACCGTTTTCACTTTCTCGCTCTTGCATGAGTTGGGCTTTGTTTTTCCCAGTCGCTCCCTTTAGCAGTAGGTTTGTAAGTGTACTATAGGCATGCTTGGGCGCTTTCTCCCATGATTTGATAGCTTCGGTTAAGGTCTTGCGCTTTGGCTTTTCCAGTTCTCTTTGAAGATAGCGTTTAGAAAGTTCATCACGCATTTCAAAAAAGGCTTTAACCAGGTTCTTCTTAAACTCTTTTACGGGTTCTGTATTTCGTAAGTAAGTGATCATCAAGGTTGCTTGTTGCTCATTCAAAATATAGTCCCGTACATTTTGCCCACTCTTTGAAGGTGAAATTTTAAATTGCACCTTTCCGAAGCTTTCAAAGTCCTCTCGGTGCTTGTTCAGCAAAATCTTCAAATGTCTGTGCTTAATTTCAGCGCAGTCGGCAACGATACTGCTCAGTGTATACGGCTCTTTCTTGCCGTCCATATAAACCAATTCCAT